CGTCGCCCTCGGCCGGGTAGACCGGTGCGCCTGGCACACCGCCGGGCGGGATGCGCGTGGGCTGCGCCAGGAACGCGATGTCCACCCACTTGCCGGGCGCCGCAGGCGAGATCCAGAAGACGCGGGGCGTCATCTCGTCGAACATGACCGAGGCGACCTGTGCGCCGCTGCGGGTGTGCCAGTCCGGGTCTTGGCTGTCGAGGATGTCGCGGTCCACCATCCGGATGGCGCGACCCGGCGTCAGGCCGTCGGCGCCCATGTTGCGCAGCGGCGCCAGGAAGCGGTTGCCGTAGGTGATGGCCGTCGGCGCGACGCCGTTGGCCGGCTTGAAGTCGGCGATCGGGATCGCCTCGATCAGCTGCCGGGTGCCCGCGGCCAGCTTGAACGCGCCCGTCAGCGAGCACTCGGCCGGCAGGTACTTGGCGATGGCGTCCTGCGCATCGTTGAGCCAGTTCACCAGCTCGGCCTCGGGCCAGCGCTGGTACTGCGGCACGGTGTCCTGCAGCAGGATGCTGACGCGCGCCAAGACGTCGCGGACAAGGATGGTGCCGGGCATGGGTCAGCCGCTCACAGTTCGTCGAGGTGGGCGTGCACCCGCAGCAGGCACTCGTGGCGCAGCTTGGGCTCGCTCATGGAGGCAATGACGTGGCCGGGCACGCCCGCGCTCCGGGCGTAGTCGTGCAGCTCTTGGCCCGTGAGGGTGTCGAGCTTCACGCCGCTCTTGAGCATGTCGGGCAGGCGAGCCGGTCGGGCGCTGGCAACGTTGCCACCAGCGCCCTTCCGAGCGGCCGCCGTTTTGCCGGCCGCGGCCATCAGACGCCGTTGATCTGCGGACGGTAGAACACCGTCAGGCGCAGCTTGGCGCCCGGCGTCACGCCCGCGGCGGTCACGATCTTCAGGCCGACGCCGCGGTCACCGGAGGTCAGGCCGATGTGCGAGTTGCCCTTGACCGGCGCGATGCGGGTGAAGCCCGCGACGTTGGCGCGCTTGACGCCGGCAGCAGCAGCCAGGTCGGCAGCGGCCAGGAACTGGGCGCCGCAGGTGCGGGCCGGGTCCGTGGAGCCGTAGTTGCCGGACAGGATGCCCGCGTCGGCCGTCAGCGTGGTGCCGAGGTCATCGTGGTCCAGGATCACGTCGACGGGGACGTAGCCGGCGGGCAGGCCCGTCATCTCGATCACGTCGTTGGCGGCCAGGCCGCCGGCGGGGACGGTGAAGTCACCGAACATCGGCACCATGTCGGCGGCCGAGTCGGAATTGATGAGCGGCGCGCGGGCCGCGACTTGGGTAGCTTGGTAGAGAGCCATGTCTGTTCCTCTTGAGGTTCGGTGAGCGCTGGGGCTTCGATGAGCGGGGCCAGCAGCGCCGGCCCCGTCGTCATCAGGTCGACTTCGTGAAGCTGATGTCGTTGGCGATCACGCCGAAGTCCTGGCCGGCGTAGTTGCACTTGTCCCAGCCGGCCACCATGCGGACGACGATGACGTCTTCCTCGCCGTAGTCCTCGTCAGCGTCGAGGAACTCGAAGCGGTTGCCGTCCTTCTTGCGCTCCTTCGAGCCCCAGGCCACCGCCACCGCGTTGGCACCGAAGAACAGGTTGCGGGTCGCGCCCAGCGTGCCGCCAGCGCCGTAGCCGGTGCCGAACTTGACGACCGTCTCCATCTCGTCGACCAGCACGTTGTTGTGCATGATCTTGGAGCCCTTGACGATGGGGCTGTCGTTGCCGACGGCCGCCATGCGCGCCTTCTCCAGCGTCAGCCAGCCCGAGGGGCCTTCGTCGCGGCGCAGGTCGAACATGGATTCGGGCGAGGCCATGTAGAGGAAGTACTTGCCGCCGCCCACCTGCACCGGCTCCATCTTGATCGGCTTGCCGATGTCGATGCCGCCGAGCTGCTTCGTGGTGCGCAGCTTGAGCTTGTCCAGCACCAGCGTGCTCAGCGTGTCGCCGGCGGTCAGCGCGGCCGCGTTGGCGCGCGAGCCGTCGTAGACCATGTAGTGCTGCGCGTCAGGAGCGCGGAAGGCGTTCGGGAAGCCCTCGTAGCCGACCGGGTAGTGCTGCACTTCGTCGCCGTCGCCGCGGGCGCCGGAGGCGGTCATGATGGCCTGCTCGTCGCAGATCTCGGCCAGCCAGTCGGACATGCGCGAGCGCACCTGGTTGGGCAGGCTGTACTGGACGCGCTTCTGGTCCATGATGTCGCCGACGTTCACCGCGACGCGGTGCTTGTCGATGCGCATCTTGTGCGTGGCGCGCGAGAGCTTCTGCACGCGGCCGGCCAGCTTCTCGTTGCCTTCGGCGGGCTTGCCGCGCAGCTTGGCAATCAGCGTGGTCGTGACTTCATCGCCCGGGCCGTCTTCCATGTCCGTCTTCGTGACGAAGGGCATGGAGCTGCCTTCCTCGCCCGTCAGCTTGGACACGTAGGTCTTCTTGCGGGTGTCGAGGGCGACACGCGAAGACCAGAGTTTGACGGCGCCGGGGTCGTCGGTAGCGATCTGAAAGCGAGCCATGAATCCTCCTAGATGGTTGAGGCTCATGGCGCACTTCCTGCGCGCCGGGAATCCGTACTTATTACGGCTGTCGTCAATGTCCTATTGAAAGCGCGGTTGTCAACCGCGGGCGCCATCTTTCGCGCTCATGGCGCGCGGGATGCGCACCGAGTCCGGGGCGTCGATGGACAGACGCGCGATGCGGCCCGACTTGTGCACAAGCCGGATGCGCACCACTTCCTTCGTGCCGTCCTGGTGCAGGATCTCCATGTCCAGCGCATCGCCGGCCCGCACGTCAGTCACCAGTAGCTCTCGCGTCGCCATCGTTGCCCCGTGTCGGTCAGCTGCTGAACATCTTCGAGTCGGCCAGCTTGGTCAGGCGGTCGACCTCGGCTTCGGACAGGCCGGCCAGGAACCGCTCGGCCGCCTCGCCCTGCAGCGTGCTGAACTTGGCGTAGGCCTCGTCGTTCACGCCGCCAGCAGCGCGGCCGGCATCGGGCAGTCCGCCCAGGGACAGCGGCACGTCACGCCGCACGGGCTTGGCCGGGGGCGTCGGTGCAGCCTGTGCGGGCGCCGGCGCCGCGATGCCGCGCATGCTCAGGACCATGCGATGCGCCGCCGCGACGTGCTCGGCCGGGCTCTTGTCCGCGTGGGTGGCCGATGCCTTGATCGCGGTCAGCGCGACGTCGAAGTCCTTCTGCGCCGACACGTCCGTCTTGTAGTTCAGCGAGCTGTCGCCGGCCTTCGCGTCGGACTCGATCAGGGCGATGATGGCCTTGTTCTCGGCCTCCTGCACCCTCGCCAGCGCGTTCGCCTCGTTCTGCTGGTTGATCTCCAGCAGCGTCTGGGCGCGGGTCTGCTCGATCAGCAGGTTGTCGCGCTGCTCTTCCAGCTTGGCCAGCTGCTCGTTGCGCGCGGCGTCGTCGATCTCGCCGGCCGTCCACTTCTCTTCGACGGCGGCGCGGTCGGTGCGCAGCTGCGCCAGCTCGGCCTTGAAGTCGCGGGCGTCCACCTCGAACTTGGCGGGCTGGGCGACGACCTCGCGCGCGCTGGCGCCGTCTTCTTCGTCCAGCAGGTCCAGGTCGTCCTCGTCCAGCTCGCCGCCGTCGCCCTCGCCTTCCCCTTCAACCGCGGCCGTGGCGGTCGTCGTGGTCGTGGTGCCGGTGGCGCCGTCGTCCTTGACCGGCTCGCCGTCCAGCTTCAGGACGCCATCGCCCTCGCCTTCCTCGGCCTGCTCCAGCGCCTTGATCTCATCGGGGCTCAGGCCCAGCTTGTCCTCGTCGCTCAGCTTCATGTCGTTCTCGATTCAGTGTGTGGGTGGATGGGTCGGACTACTTGCGCGTGGCCTCGGCCATCGCTGCGCGCATCTCCGCTTCCTTCTTGCGCACGGCGGCCATGCGCTTCGGGTCCTTGCGGATCTTGGCGGCCTCCACCAGCGTGCGCAGGTCGGACTCCGCGCGCCAGCTGTCCTCGTCGAACGCCGACGGTTCGCTCACGGCCACGGCCTTCTTCTTGGTGGTCGTCGCCATGTCAGGCTGCCTTGGCCGCTTGGCCGGTCTGGTAGGGCATCCACTCGAAGTAGCTGCCGTCCGGGATGTCGTCGCCCTGCTGCACCAGCGGCCAGCTGCGGCGGATGAACGGCGTGCCGTTGATGTCCAGCACCTGCGCATTGATGCTGCGGTCGCCGTGCACGGCCAGGATGGTCGCGTCCAGCGGCTCGCCCTCGATCCACTGCATGTGCGAATGGCGGTCCTGCGGACCCGGGCGGTACCAGACCTTGCGGCCGACCGTCGGGCGGATCAGCACGTTCTCGGCGACCAGCTGCGGCGCGTCGAGCGTGCCGATGCCTGCTTCGGTGATGTGGCTGGTCGCGATGTAGGTGCCGCTGTCGGCCGCCGTCTCGCTCGTGGCGGCCGGCGCGGTGCTGGTGGCTGCCGCGGCTGCGGTTTCGGTGGTCTGCGGCGCGGCCGTGGTCTTGGTGGCCGGGGTGGTCTTCTTGGTTGCCATGTCAGGCTCCTTTGGTGAGTTGGGAACGCAGTTCGTAGCCCATGAGTGGCCACACCTTGTTGACGGCGTTGGCGCGGGCGATCTTGCGGCCGATCTCGGCGTTGAAGTTCTCCGGGCTGGCGCAGGCGCTCTCGCCGGTGACGGTGAAGCCGTTGCGCAGGACCAGCACGCAAAAGGTCAGGAGGCCCAGCGGCCCATCCTTCTTCGGCGCACCTTCCAGGGACTTCGGGTCCTTCGGGTCGGAGTCGCCCCAGTAGGCGAGCTGCGCGCCTTCCCAGGCGGTGAAGTAGTGCTCGCTGACGATGTTGGCCTCAACGTCGGCCGGCGTGATGCGCGGCGCCACGTCCGCGCCGGCGGCCTTGATGGCCTGTTCAATCACCTGATCGGTGCTCATCACATTGCTCCTTGCGGCGCGAGGCCGTCGTTCTCGGGGGTTTCAATGCCTCGCAAGGCGCCATCGGCCTGCAACGCATCGGGGATTCGCCCGCCGGCCGGCTGGCCTTCGGGCTGCTGCTGAATCGTGGGCACCGGGCCGCCGAGGGCCGCGTCGCCGTTCTCGTCCTGGAAGCCCGCCGATTTGGCGAGCTCGTCGGCCACCGGCGCAATCTCCGGGCGCTCGGTCAGCACGGCGGCAGCCTGAGCAGCTTCGTAGAGCGCCGTGAGCCGGGTCCTCACCGCCTCGGCGTTGAGCTTCACGCCGCGGGCCTTGGCCTCGGCAATCTCCGCGATGAACTTCTCCATCTCGGCCTGGTACTGCGCCTCGTCCTTGGCGGCCTTCTTCTCCGCCTGCAGCTTCTGCTCGGGCGTCTCGGGCTGGTCGGGGTCGCTCATGCCCGTGGCTTGGCGGATGCGCGCCAGGATCTGCGCCTTGCGCGGCAGCGCCGGGTGCAGCTCGAACACGATGTCCAGGATGCTGATGACGACCTGCGGCGCCACCTTGGCCAGCTCGCCCATCATGCTGGTCAGCGTCTCGAACGCCGATTCGGCCATGTCCTGCTTCCAGGGCTGCTCGCCGAGCGTGAACACCGCCTTGCGCCGGGCGATGTCGTTGAGCTTCTTGCCGGTCTTCGGGTCGGTCTGGTTGATCTTGATGTACTCGACCGACTTGAGCCGCCCCGGCGCCGTGAACGTCATCGGGTCGACGTGGTACTGCTCGGCCAGGCTAAGCAGGATCTCGCCCTCGATCTGCCGCGCGAGGAAGCTGTTGTCCAGCGGCTCGGCGATCATCACGCTGCTCTGGTCGCGGCGGATGGCCCGGGCCTTGCCGGACAGGTCGGCGCTGTCGTTGCCGCGGTCCTCGATGCTGACGCCGCCCTGGCGGATGGACTGCACGTAGCGTTCGGCCATCGCGACGTCGGCCTGCGCCAGCGCCGTGCCGTCGATGATCCGCACCATGTTGTTCGACACGGCGCCCTTCTTGAACTCCAGCACCGCGCTGGGGTCCGTGACGCGATCGGCCAGGTCGTCGATGTCCATGACTTCCGGGTCCAGCGCGTCGGACTCGACCAGCACCTGCCGCGTGGACATGCGGAAGATGGCCTTGCTCTCCAGCTTGTTGAGCGCGTCCTGCCGGCTGCGGTGGCGGCGGATCATCCCGTAGGGCGCGCCGTCCTTCTTGCGCCGGTAGCACCAGCGCGGGATGAGCGTGAAGCGGTTGTGATTGAACGGGCTCCATGCCTCGAACAGCATGTCCTCCTGCGTCATGATCGAGTGCCGTTTCATCAGGCCGAAGGTGCCGTCCTCGCGCTTGCAGGGCGCCGAGTACTGCGCCTCGATCAGCAGCACGCGCTCGCGCGGGTTGTTCAGCCACGCGTCGGCGTCGTACTGCATGAACTTGCCGACCAGCGAGCCGGCGCCCAGGCCCTGCGAGCCCTGATCCATGCCCTGCATGGCGACGCCGTTCCAGTGCTCGAGGTAGGTCCGCGTGTCGTTCGTGACCCGGGCCTTGTGCAGCAGCGGCCACAGCTTGCGCGGGATCATCATTTCCGCGATGTCCAGGTCCAGCTCGCGGAAGCGGAACAGGTAGCGCCAGTCCTCGGGGTTGCGGCTCTGCGCCAGGTCGTCATAGATGACGTTGCGCCACGACTCCGACCGGAAGCCGATGGGGAACTCGCCCTCGGGCTTGATCCACGGCTCGGTCCAGCCCACGCCGGCCTTGTACTGGTCGTCGGCCGCCTCGCTGCGCACGAACTGGCCCATGTTCAGGTCGTCCAGGAACTTGAGCAGCTGCTGCTTGGCCTGCGCCTCTTCGCCGGCCTCGGGGCTGTCGTCGGTGCGGTGGCTGACCGTGAAGTCCACGCGCATGCGCCGCTCGGTGCCCAGCATGAAGTCCACGATGGGCGCCACCTCGTTGTTCACGACCGGCGCCTGGCCGCGCGACAGCAGCTCGGCCTCTTCCTCGGGCGTGTACTGCAGGCTGTCGTAGTAGTCCTCGTCCAGTGCCATCTGGTAGCGGTTGGCCCGCTGCCGGTGCATCGACGTCGTGTACCAGCTCTTGAGCTGCGCATGACGGCGGCGCTTGGCCTCGGTCGTGTTCGCATAGATGCCGATCGCGGACTTCAGCCGCGCGTCGTCCACGTTGGCGCTGTTGCCACTGTCGGCGATCGCGTCGCGCGTGTCGTCCTGCTCGGTGCCGCTCATATCGAAGCCTCTTCCATCAACTTGCCGTTGCTCAGGTGCTTCACGTCCAGGATGGGCGGCGCGGCCTCATCGAGCCGGACGTGATGAGGCGTTGGCGGCATGACAACCAGCGCCTCGGTGAAGTTCAGGATCACGTCGAGCAGCGTGTGCGCTTCGACATCGAGCTTGGCGCGGCCCAGGATGGACAGCGCATCGCGGCAGTGGCCGATGGCCTCGAGCGTGGCGTTGCCGCTGGCGTCGGCGTACTTGCCGATGCTCGACAGGCAGATGCCCAGCGCGCCCAGCTCGGTGCCCAGGCAGCGCGCGCACTGGATCACCATCATGGGCTCCGTGCTGCGCTGGCCGACGAACCATTCCAGGCTGACGACATAGCCCTTGTACTGGTAGGTGGCCAGCGCGTTCTGCCCGCCGAAGGTGTAGATCTCGGTGTGGCCGTCCGCCGCGAGGAACGTGCGGTTGATGTTCATCGTGTCTTCCAGTTGATGGGTCGCTTCTTCTTCACGGCCTTGTCGGCCATGGTCTTCGCGCGGAAGCCCTGGGCGTGCTGGCGCAGTGCGTCGGCCGCCTCGGTGTGCTCGTTCTTCAGCGGCTCGTCGGCCCAGGTGCTGGTCGAGCGGTTCCAGCGCTTCTTGTAGCCAGCCAGGTGCGCCAAGCCTTCCTTGCAGCCGGCCTCGTCGAAGCAGTAGCTGCTGAAGGCCTTGCGCGTGAGCTGGATGCCGTGCGTCAGGTCGTCGACGCGCGGCACGGTGACCCACTTGCCGCCGATGCCCTTGATCGCCTGCAGTTCCTCGCTGGGGCTGCTGGTCTTGTCGGCCTGCTGGCGCTGGTGGTCGGCGTCGTGCGGCAGGTGATGCGTGCCCCACACGATGTCGTGCTCGGTGCCGACCTTCTGCAGCTCCTTGATGTAGTGGCCGTAGCCCTTGTCCCAGCCTTCGAGGTACTTGAAGAACCGGTCTTCCAGGCCGACGCGCTGGTGCAGCCAGATGCCCGTGCCGTCGCCGCTGCCGATGTCCCAGAAGGTGTTGACCTCGTAGCCGGCCAGGTGCGGCACCTTGCCGATGCGGCCGGCCTCGCGGGCGCGCTTGAGCTGCTCGGCGTAGTAGGCGCCCTCGGTGCTGACCTGGAACGCCTCGTCCGGCGTGCTGGGGTACTCGCGCCACATCAGCTCCAGGTCGCCCAGGCACTCGCTGGCCAGCGTGGCGACCCACCATGCGCGCTGGCCCAGCGCCAGCGGCTGGCCGATCTCGCCTTCCAGCTTGTCGAAGTACTCGTGCTCCTTGGCCGTGATCGGCACCAGCGCGGCCTGCGCGTCGGTCAGCCGGTATTCAGGCTCGCCCCACCACGGGTAGAAGTGGAAGCGCATCTGCTTCGGGTTGAGCGGCACGCCCTTCTGCTGAAGCTCGCGGGCGTCGTCGACCATGCCCTTGAAGTGACCATCCTGGCCTTCGGCGGTCGACTCGACGATCAGCACGCCATCGAGCGGCACGGCCGGGAAGCTGCCGGACACGATCTCCTTGGCCTTGTCGGGAAACTTCGCCGCGATCTTGCCCATCTCGGAGACGTGCAGGCGGTGCGGTGTGCCGCCGCGGGCGCTGGTCGCGACCTTGACCGTGGACCCGTTCATCAGGTCCAGGCGCGTCGCGGTGCGCCGGCGGGCCGGCTTGGCTGCCTTCAGCGCCTCGGGCAGATGGTCGTAGGCCAGGAACACCTTCCCGGTCAGGATCGCCTCGGCGTCCTCGCGGGTCTGCGCCACCTGCACGCACAGCTGGTGCTCGTTGAACAGCGCGTGGTCAAGCCACATGATGCTGATGAGCGTGGTGAAGCCCAGCTGCCGGGCCTTCAGGATGACGTTGCGGTGCCAGATGCGCCGCAGGAACCGCCGTTGCGCGCGCTTGGGCCGGAAGGGCACGATGGCCTCGTCCTTGCCGGCCTTGACGGTGATCTTGTAGAGCTGGCCGGACTCCAGGCGCCAGAAGGGATCGCCCAGGCAACGCAGCATGTCCGCCTCGTCGCGCGGCACGTAATCGCGGTCGATCGAGCCCGGCGGCAGCGCCTCGAACTGCAGCGGCTGGGTGGCAACGTTGCCACTTGGCGTCATTCGTCATCGTCCTCGGCCGGGACGGTGGACGCGATCGGCAGCGATGAGCGCTGCACCTGCGACAGCAGCTCGGCGAGGGTGCCGGCGGCCTGGTTGTTGTCCTCCTTGTAGCCGCCGAGATGCCGCATCAGCATGTCCAGCGCTGCCCTTTTGTCAGACAGCTTGTATTTTTTGATGAACGAGGCAACAGCGGCCTTGCCCTCGTCGCCGCCGAGCTCCATCGATTGCACGTCCAGTCCTGCGATCGCAGCGGCCGTGTCGTCGTCCAGCTCCGTGATCGCCTTCGGTGAGCCGTCCGAGTTGAGCAGCTGCCGCGGGTCGAAGAACGCGAGGCGCCCGATCTCGCGCAGCGTGCGCTCCAGCGTGATGCCCGTCTCTGCCTTCACCTGCTCCAGCACCTGCGACTCGGCCTGCGAGATGGCGGCGCTGATGCGCGCGTCCTTCAGGAGGCGGGAACCGGCTGAGCCTGCTGCCGCGGTCGTGCTGTTCGGATAGGCGCGCTGGTAGGCCTTGGTGGCGTTGCGGTCCTTCACGTACTCGGCGACGAAGCGCTGATGCTTCGCGCTCAGCGGTTTTGCTGGTGCAGCGGTGCCGGATTGTTCGGACGGTGCGCCTGTGCGCATGGTTTGCTCGGTTCCTTGTTCAGGTTCCAAGCAATTTCCCATGCGATTGCTAGAAAACAACCGTCCTTGTTGAGGCGGTGCAGGCGCAAAAAAGCCCGCTCGGTGGCGGGCTTCTTCGTGGTCAGGTCAGCGTCAAATCGACGGGCACATGCGCCAGCTGTCCTCGATGCGCGGGGACTGGCGCTTGATCTGCCGCAGCTGGTGGGCCTTGTGCACCACGAAACCGCGCAGGCTGGCGGTGGGCTCCTTGGCGTCGGTCGTCTGCGGGCCAGCGACCAGCTTCAGTGCGGTGCTGCCGAGCCAGTCGGCAGTGACCCGGAAGGCGTACACCGCGGCGTGCGCGGTCGCCTCGACGACATGGACGGCGGCAGAGATCAGGGCGCCAGCGGCAACCGCCAGCAGCAGGGACAGGGAGCGGGTCGATTTCATGGTGACTCCATCAGGTGTTTCCGTGGCCAGCGGGATTGAGGCCGATCAAGCGAGGTGATTCCAGCACCGCCCCGGCGGAAAGCAACCGGGCGCGTCAGCCGCCCTACCTGAGCCGTTCAGCGCCCCTGCCCTCGATGCGCGCCATCGCCGCCTGCAGCGGTGTGATGCGGTCGGCGCCGGGGCCGGGGAGGATCGTCGCGAAGTCGGCTTGGGTGTCGGGCTGCTCGGTCACATACCCAGGGTGCGGGATCTGGCCGGCCCGGATGGCGGCGATGCGCTCGCGCTTGCGCTGGGCGACGCCGGCGGCCTCGTCCTGGTAGCGCGCGACGCGCTCGGCCAGCTCGGCGGCGTGGCACTCGTCGGAGCAGGCGAGGAAGCTGCCGATCGCGTCGTCGTGCTCGCCGATGGTGGCCGGCTTGTTGCAGCGGACGCAGGTGAGCGTGGTCATAGGGTGCATTGGTCGATTCCTTCCAGCGTTTCAGGGATGGGGATGCCGGCGCGGTCGGCCAGGTTCTGGCGGTGGGCCAGCAGCCACACGCGGCGGGTGATGCGGCCAGGCTTGCGGCAGTCGGCGATCAGCTCGTCCGCCTCGATGACGTGC